CCCCCGGAATAGGGGCCATTAAAGGAACCAAGGGATTTAGCCTGACTTGATCATATGGCCAATCAATTTGGCCACCATAAATGGAAATATTTGTGGTGTCCACGGTGGGTGCGGACACCTGCAAAGAATAGGAATCAGCCTCAATTTGGAGTGATAACCCATAAATGAGGCGTGCATTCCGTCCATATAATGCTGCTTGAGGTGCCATTATGCGAATGGATATTTTTCAGTCATCACACCAGTAATTTCAAGCGTGGCCTTGTCCTTGACTTGTGTGCTTACCTTGACACTGGTGATGGTCATGTTCCGGGTAGCCGATACGGCAGCAGAAATACCAAACACGATCAATCCAGCAGCCCCGGCAGTCGGTGCCGTTCCCGTGTATGGTCCACTTGCCGAAAATGTAGCCGAACCAATGCCCGGAATGGTCTGCTTGAACCCAAGGCTAGTGAAGTTGGTTACATCAACCTCTTCAGCCGTATCATCCAGCGAAAAACTGTCCATTGGATACGATGTACCACCAACGGTGATGAACGCAAACTTACCAGCAAGATACTGTGTAACAGCCATGTCATGGGCCTCCAATTATTGCAAGATTGTAAGTCAAAGTAACAGCACCTGTATTTGTGAGCTTGATATTCCTTGCCGATGCGCTGACTGTTGCTGCCGTGTTCTGAGCAAAGCAAAAGCCACCTCCAGACGGGATGGTCAAGCTGGGAGTTGTTCCACCGAAAAACCATGTTAATGGGTTGGTGGCACCCGGTTCAACCTTGAGGGATGAGTCAGCTGTTTTTGCGATGATCGCATAAACCCTGACCATGGACACCGATTGACCAAGCTGATCGGTGAAGGAAAAAAGATCAACGGTTGTTGAAGCAGACGCTGCCAAGGTTCCTTGAACCACATAAATAGAGTTGGCAGCAGATGACCCAACGGTGTACGAAATGTTCAGCGAAAGGCCATCTGGCCCTTGAACGGTGTTTGCATAACCCGTGTTGGCTTTGCTTTGCTGCCAATTTGAGGTAATGGATATGCTGGCGAAATCAAGTGCCATTAAATGTCCTCCAGAACATAAAAGTTCAGGTTGCCACCCGGTGTGCTGGTTACATGAAGATGATTGCAGTCACCCGTAATTGGGCAGGAAACAGGGAATCCAAACTGCCAAATCAAAGGCTTGTTGGGAACCATGACAAAAGTGTTTTGTGTAGAGCCACCGTTCTTGGTCAACACCGTCATGTTTGCATCTACCCACAAAATCACGCTTTTTACCAAAGATGCTGTCAAGGGGAATGTGACCTGAAAGTTGCTGGAAGCAGCAGGGATTATGACTGATGCCCCCACGCTTCCATCAGCCGTCTGATTTGCCGTGAAGCTTTGTATTGCACCAGAATCAGCTTGGAAACCGATGTTGAAATTATGTGATAAAGGCATTTCAGCTTACCCTTTCTTCAAGACTCAGGAAGTTCACACGAAATGTTGTCAGTTCAACCGTTGCCCGTTGCTCCACTTGAATAAATGGCCCGCCAATGTCCATCTGGGTGTCGTAAACGGTCCCTGCCCCTGAAAGTAATGGCTGGTAAATTGCGTTCCTCACCGTCTGCCTCAGGGACAAATATCCTTCAACATCCAGCGTTTGAACCCTATCCCCAACAAGAAACATGGCAACAACAACCGGGTAAACATAGACAACATTCTTCTGGAATGCTTCCGTCTCGATGATTTCCCCATCCTCTGTTGGGGCAATCACAATCATCGGGAAGATGTCGCCAGCAAGGTTAACAGGCCTTTTTCTCAGGGCAACAGATGCATTGGTACCCACAGCATTTTGAATGCGTGTTTTCAGAAAAAAAAGAATATCAAAGTAAACACTCATGGTACAGGAAGGTCCACTTCTTCCACCGCTGTTCCAGCTTGAGACTCGCACTCAAGCTGGTATTTGTTGCCCCAAACATCGTTGTTCACGGCCGAAATAAACCACTTTGTTCCAGAAATATCCTGAACATAACCATTAAGCTGGGGGACAAGGGCATCCCAGACAATTTCACGGGAAGGGTCAATCAGGCTTGGGGCTTGGTACATGACTTCTGAGGTTGGGTCGGAATCAAACAGGATTGCATTTGCTCCCCTGACAGGGCCACGCCATAAATTCCAAGTGCAAAATGTCCTGTATCCCAGCGTTCCGTCACCCATGTCAGCCAATACCGTGTCAACACCCTGCTGGAGTGCGTAGTCAACAACCCCGCCACTTCCGTCCGGGTTTGTTAGCGTCACGGATTGCGTGTTGTCAAAGGCAACATAATCGCCAGAGATGTCGATGCTGGGCATTGGTCAAACCTCAATAGATTTGTGCCCGGATTTCCAACGGATTGAGAATTTGAGCCATTTTGTTTAAGTCGGCAACTTGGCGCAGCAAGCTTTCACGCCATTCCGACCGTGAAACCGATTGCCCGCCAACTGAATAACTTGGCTGTGGGTTAATGGAATCGGCAGTCAGCGCAGCAAGTAAATTGCTGCGCTGAGTTGCGATACTGGCGACATCATCAGCAAGTGCCATCAGGATACCCTGTATGTGTGTTCCGTTGCGATGATTCCCATGATGGTATTGTAGGCCTTAACAGCTTCACCCTGACTTTCGGCCTCAATGGCCATATCGGGCAAAGATTCAAGACCAACCGTCCAGCTGCGCTTCCCGTTGGAAACAACAACCTTCTGCAGAGTTTCAGGCTCACCCGGTGCCAAATCTTTCGTGGTAACCGGGTCAGCCTTAAACTCAGAAAACTTCTGCTTGCTCATCGTCATTCGGTCCCTGCAACTACATACCTTGGGTCACGGACACCCGCAACGCCCATCCAGCTTGCCTTGACCGCAAGAGCAATGTCCTGATTGAACTCAAGAGGGTTCAAGGGTGGTGCTTCAACAATAGTCAATGGCTTGGCCTCACGCCAAACAAAGGCCTTCTTGAAGTCCCCAAGGTAGCAGCGAGTGTTGGCGTTGCTTGCCGAAACACCGCTGTCAGTCAGTGCTTTAAAAGCGTGAGGGCTGGTCATAATTTGGTAGTCACGATCCAGTGGGTTCTCACTAATATTCTGAATTGGCGCACCTGAGGTCGCATAACCCGGATTTGCCCGGCGCACCTCAGTTGCGTTGACAATACTGCGTGCCTGATATTTCAGGGCAGGCATGACCAACATCTGCTTTGGCTCCACCAAGATTGGGTAGCCAGTGATTGGATCGACCATGTTCACGAACAATTGCTCAAGGCTGTTGATCGTGGTCCAATCGGTCAAACTGAAGCCTGTAAGCTTGTTAATCCATGCGCCAGTGGTGAGGTAAGTGTTGTAGCTGGTTCCGTTCCAGCTGTGGTTGTTAGTGATTCCAAGAATCACCTGAAGAATCTTGTACTCTTTGGTCAGCGCAAGATAGGTTCCCACGCTGCGGGCAGAGTCAAGGATTTGAGTGGTCAAATCGCTGTAAATTGCTTCCATGGACACGGCACAGATACGGCCATGCTTTTCCACACCCGGATAGGTGATGTACTGCCCAGCAAATTGGGTTTGCGGGTATGGCTCACCCTCTTCAAGCTTTGCACCGATGTCCCTTACATCGGACAGGTATGGCACCTTTTGAGTTCCAAGGTTGCCGTTTGTTACAGCAATCGTGGTGGCAAGCTCTTCACCAATGAATGATGCAAGCCTGAACTTCTCTTTGATTTCGTTGACCAAAAGCTGACCAGTAATGGCCGTGAAAAGTGAGGCAGAAACAGCCTCAGATGATTCCTGAACCCGGCTCATTCTGTTTTCAAGAACGCTTGTCCAGTTGTGGCCAATGAAGGCTTCAGCCATCCGGCGCAAAGAGAAGTCGCCAACAGCAACTTTCTTTTCTGCAATGGCATCCTTCAGGGTGTTCACCGTAGCGTTGACACCATTCTGCTCACAAATTTGCTTTAGCTTGTACTCAATCATGGAAAAAACTCCTTGCTGTTTTGGTTAGGATTGGCGTGCCACAGGGTTCTTGACGGACAAGAGTTGAATCTTGACCCGGGTAATGGAGGCACCGGCCTCAACCACCCTTCCGATGGCAAGTGCTTCCGATGCCACCGCCACAACTTTTTGTGCTTCCAATAAGTTGCCAGTTTGCTTGGCGCAGCCTACAAGGTCGCCAATGGCGAAAGTTGCGCTGGCACAATCAAACTCAAAGATTCCTGAGCAGTCAATTCTGATCAGGTTGTCAGATGAGTTGCCAAAAACACGGGCAACAGTAGCGTCTTTTTGCTGGCCAGACACGCCAAGGAATCTGGTTACAAAAGCAGTTTGAGTGGTCGCCAGATTGGTGTCCCAAGTTTCATCGGAAGCACGAACCACATTGCCGGATGACAACCCAACGATGTCGCCAACAGCGACAGCTTGAGCAGTCAAGACCGGGGCAACAACCGGGTTTATTGTTCCATACAGGTACTGAGATACAGCCATCAAATCACCAACCTTTCTTGTTAAGAGCGTAAAGCTTTGACCAATGAATCAACCGTCAAATCGCCATTTTGAGCCACGGACGAAACAGGTGCCTCACCCCTATAAATGACTTTGCGCCTGTCATCAATCAGTGGTCTCCAATTCTTCTTGCTGGAATCGGCAAGGATTCCAAGGAATGCTTCCGTGATTGAATATTTTGGAAGGCTTGAAGCCTCGCAGAATTTCTTGGCCTCCTTGACAAGCCTTTCCCTTTTGTCACGGGCACGGTAGGCATCCACCTCTTCAATCAACTTTCGGACTGCCGGGTTGGACTTGGTTCGTCGCAATGATTCCTCAGTTTTCATGAGTTCATATTGTTCTTCTTCCATGTCTTCTTCATCTTCATCACCGATTGAAATAGCTGGTTCTTCAGCCTCATTCATTTCGCCATCAATTTCACCTTCAGATGAACTTTCATCCCCGTTTGAGCAAAGGGCCAAAAGCTTTTCAATCTTTGCGGAATCGTCAAGAGAACCATCAAGAATGATGTCCCCAATTTGATCCTTGAGACTATCCTCGTATTCGCCATCCATGTCGTCTTCCTCCACGGGTGCTTGCTTTGGAATTAACAAATCATCTTCTTGAGTCATTGCTTCACTGGAGGTGTTGTAAATATCACCCTTTTCACCGTCCCACTCCCCCACGCCTTTCCCTTGGGCGTTGAGTGCGGTTGCGATGTCTTTGTCGCCATCAATCCTGACAGCTCCAGCTTTCTTTACAGCAGCCTTCCAAGACGCATAGCTGTTGTAAATTTTGACTTTGCCAGCTGCTTCTTTTTTGACAGATTCTGTGGCCAGCTCTTGTTCAGCGTCTTCAACGCTGCCAACCAACATATTTACTGCCCGGGCTGCATCGTTGATCATGCCTTTAATTTCCTTGGAAACATCGCTGCCAGCTGGTCCAGCTTTAAGCAGCTTGGGGGCAACGGCAATAAACTTTGAATTGACGGCGGACAAAACTTGCTTGGCCTTGTATGCCTCAGCAATCAAATTCGCAAGAATTCCCATTGTTATGCTCCTTGACCTTTCTTTTTTAAAATTGTCATGATGGCCTCAGCGACAAGCTTGCGCCTGATCGCAACTGATTCAAGATTTCTGCGCTTTTTAGCTTCGGTTACATTCAGCTTTTTAGTGGGCTTGGATTCAGCCATGCCACGCTTTTTAGCTTCAGCACGGTGATCCTCAACCCTATCAACATATTCTTTATACATTTTTTTAGCAATTTTTTCTGCCTCGTTAATCACTCCATACCAAGGACTGCTACTTGCAGTTAACCCGTGATCCAAAGAACTATGCCATTCTTTTGGGACTCCGGTTCTTGGAACAGCTTTGCAAGAATCATAAAATGCTTTTCCGATGTTTTTTTGAAAATCAGAAATTACTTTTTCAATTGCGTTCAATGATTCTTTTACATTCATGCGATTCCCCTTTTTAAATCCCTTTGTTGTTTCTTTTTTACAACTACCCTTGGAATAGGGTTCTTTTCCCGGGGTTGGTTCGTAGCCATCCCAGCATCGTTCAGAAATCCTTTTGGCCTTCACGACACACTCCATCAATCCGGAAGTTGTGGCTGGTTCAGCAACAAGGTCTACGCTGTCCACTTGGACTATTTCCTCAATTTCCTCAATGTTGTCCTGTTCGTTCATTTTGGTTTTCGCCTGTGCGTTGTGCGACAAACCAATGGCCTTTGGGTCATTTTTTACCCACCACTCAAAGCCTTCAGCAAGAGGGTGCTTTGGATTGTAAGACAAATCAGCATAAATTCCATCAGATTCCAGACGGCAATTTGTCAACCGGCCAAACCTGTCTTCATATTTCCTTGGTTCAGATCCAGCCGGGTGATCAATGTTGACGATTGCGCCCTCATATTTTTGGAGTGACTTTTCCATCACCTCCAACGGATACCTGCGACCGTTCTTGCTCTCAACCCCCAAGACTTTCACCCCGGGAATAATTGGAGCACCACCCGATTCCTGCTTAATGCTGGAAAGGCTGGAGCCAACGGTGCGTTCATGAATCGTCACAATCTTGCTCATCACCATAATAAGTGATCACCTCCATCAAGGATTCCTGTGCTTGCCTCAACATTTCTTGGGGTTTGACATCCGTAAGGCCCATCCTTGAGCAGGCCGATTCCGGTGTTTCCCCATCAATCCAAATCAGGTTAATGAAAACAGCAATTATTTCTGGCAGGGATGAAATCGTGTCCCTGAGGTCAACAAGGCATTCCTCTTTGGCGTAAAGATTGACAGGAAGGCCCAACCTGACCTCAGCCCTGACTTTTTTCCGGCCATGCGCCTCCTTGTAAATTGACCCCCAAATCCATGCCCTTGAATAGGCACCCAAAGTTATTCCACGGTTTGGGTCATAATTCTTCAAGCCTTTCATCAGGCCCAACCAACCAGCTTGAACCAAGTCATTCAGCGTTGTCTTCTTCCGATACCTGCCAATAAACTTTCTGGCGAAATAATTCACCAAAGGTGCATATTTCAGGATTTCGTCATGTTTGACCGGCATCGGGTTCACTACAGTTCGCCACTGCTTTGCATTGAAAGAGCAATCGCAACAGCTTGTTTCTGCGGGTATCCTTCACCCATTAGCTTTTTAATTTTGTTTGAAAGCTTGTCGTCTGCTTCCTTGACCCCTTCCGCATTCAATCGGTCAATTTCCCTTTGTATTTGTGCAATGTTTGTTTTGGCACGGTTGATAATGTCCCTGAGACGGCTGTCCTGTGACCCCATCTTGGTTGCCTGCATTTTCTGTACATCGGCAATAATCTTTTGAAATGGCTCCATAGACTTCTTGAGCCTGTCAATTGCCCTTTTTCTGGCAGCTTTTTCTTTCTGAGCAGCTGTTTGCCTCTTGGGCATTTTGGCAAGAAGTTTGTTAAATTCATCCATTTCCGCATCGGTTGCTTCAGCCACTTCCTCTGACTCTTGGCCCTGTGGACCTTCATTTTGACCCCGAGGATATTTTGACCTGATCTCAAAATTCTTGCTTGCGCTTTCCTCTTTGGCTTTGTTTATGTTCCTTTGTTCTTCCTCATAATTCTTGCCAGACTCTGAGGTGACGGTTTGAGGTGACCAAAGACCCATTTCCATGTATGTCTTGGAGGTGTTGGCCTCACGGTCATAATCCCTTGCGATCAGTTGCGGTCCCTTGGCCCTGATCACGATTTTGTCCATGACATCTCGTGGAAGCATCCCACGCTCAACAGCGTAGGTGATCTGCTGCCAAATCAGGGATTTCTCAGGCCTTGTGCGCCTTTCCCCTACTGCTTGACCAATCATCTTCTGCATGCGTTCAAATGTCTTGACGGCAGGTGCTTCCGCCACCAATGCGCTGGCATAGTTGTTGTTACTGGCATCGGTTGACATCATTGTTTCGGTAATGCCAAACCGGGCAGCAATGGCCCTCAGGTTGGTTGAAAGCACTTCCGTCAAATCTGCTGCGCCAACATTAAGGCTTGGGAATTCATATTCAACATTGCCCGTTGTTGTCAGAATGCTGCCATATCCCATGTGATTGATTGTTGTTGAACGCCCCTGAACCGGGTCTGTCACGCTGTAATCGGCTGCTGTCTGGGTCAAAGCCTGAACAGCTTCCGGTGGGCTGTCATTAACCTTCCTGATGACGGCAATCTTGCTTCTGGCCTTGGCGATGGCGATCATTGATTGAAGGACATCCTCAGATGCCCGCAAATTGCTTTCCACTGCATAAATCGTGGGCAATCCACGCTTGCTGTTTGATTCTACATTTAGCCTGAGGTGAAGAATATTGTCAGCTAGCACTTTGGTTGGGGTCAAATCATTCCAAGGCTTTTCAATCACCCAATAACCCACACGATGGTGGATGTCCTCATCGGCGCAAATTATTCCAAAGCTGGATTGCGGCGTGGTATCGTCTGCCGGTGGCCTGACAAGTTCAGGCTCAATAAACCGAATGCGGATCAGCCCATCTTCTCCACGGAATGACCTGAGAAAGCACTCACCCTCAGCATGAAGCCTGTAAATAACCTCTGACTCAATTTCTGCCATCCGATTGTGCTCAACAAAAACATCAACCAAATCCTGAACACGCTGTATCAAATCCTGACTTGTCCCGTCTACCCTTGCTTGAGCCGTGTACTGGAATCCGGTGCCAACCACATAATTC